CCCTTCTTACCAATCTCGCTAGTCTTCTCAAACTCACTTACCAGCGCCCCCACAATAGGCTTATGGTCGTCGAAGCCTGTAGCGAGTGGTAGGTCGCCGTGTTTTTCGTAGATGGCGATTAGGAGGGGGAGTAGGTCGGTTAGGGTCATGACGCGGTAATTCCTTGATCTGCCAGTGCTTCGGTGATTTGCTCAATAGTGAATAGGTTGGTTGATATGCAAAGACCAGGCTCATCCTCTTCAACGTAACCAGGCCAGAACGGGTCAGGCCATTCAACCACCAGCGATTTGCGTGACGCCTTCCAAGCTGCCTGCCATACAGCCCAGAAATCCATGCGGTCGTGTCCCGCCTTGTAAAACTCTTCACGCATTTTCTCGCTATCCATCACACCCCTCCAAACTCTCAATTTAACTGTTCTCCGGAAAACACTTAGATAGCGCGAGGAACAGAGCCAAAGCCGAACTTGCCTTCAGCGTAGTGCAGCAGGTCGAAGTATGCCTTGCTGTATTTCTCGCTTTGTGCGTGAGCATGTTCGTAGCGCCATTGCAGAGTCTCAATCTCACGCTTGGCAACCTCGCCGGACTCGTTAGCAATGCGGCGCTGAGCATCCATCAATGCGTAGGTGTATTCCGGAGAGCCCGAACTGAATGCGCCAGAGTGACCATTCTCAGTCAGCCCGTCAAAAATCTGCTCAGCAACGTGCTTGATGATTACCTCTTCGCAGCTCAGGCGTTCTGCCAGGTCAAGCTTCTGCTCATCAGTCATTGAGCTAAGCAGGTCGTAAGCGTCGATGGTGATCTTGCCGTCTTTGAATTCGATGTTCATTTTTGTACTCCCTCTGAATGTGAAAACAATTTACGGTGCTGCTGGGTTGGCGTCAAGCTATTTGCATGACTTTAATTTCCATTTCCTCGCAAATCTTGATCATGCCAGCTGTTCCTTTGCCGCCAGGGAATGCAATCAGGCCATCAGGACGTTGATCGGCCATAGCCTGGTTTCTCAGTGGGCCGGCGTATCCCTTGTAATGATCCCAGTTCGCGTGAAAGGTTGCCACCTGAATACCGTTAGCCAACGCCCAATCCCTAGACAGCCGATCAGCACCAGTAGCGCCGCCTTCAATAAGAAGGTGGATCCTGCATTTCCCATGAACCGCATCAAGAACCGATTTCACCCTGGCTCGGTCTGCGTAATCTCTGCCGCCGCATACGATGAATTTCATTCGACATCCTCATAGATTTTCACCACGACCTTTCCGCCTGGGAATTTATCGCGAGTCCGCACCCGAAGCTGAAACCGAACGTCGTCAAGCTCTAGGGCTTCGGCAATCCCATCTCTACCTGCCTTGAAGCTGGAGATCATGTTGTCGTCGTCCCTGCGTCGATTGTCGGGTGGAAAGAACTCAAGGTCTAGCACTAGGTCTCCATCAGGTATAACGTGGCTAGATTCGCCTGCCATGGCCTTGCAGGTGCCGCGATACATTTTGATGTAGCCCATCTTTGCGGCCCAATGCAGCTTGGTGTTCGGGTTTAGCTCTTTTGGCGGATAGGGAACGGTTATTTCGATCATTCGGCTGCGTCCATCTTGACCAGATAGTATTTGCACCAGAACACGTCTTGTCGTTCGCCTGCCTCATAGACGATGAATGGAGTCTGTCCTTCCTCTGGCAGCGTCAAGTCGCTAATGACTTCTGCAATAGCTTCCTCGATCAACTCAAAGTCACCAGATTCAAGGAAAGAGTCGAACATATTGATGATCGTTACGCCGTACTCGCCTTCCTCGATATCGCAGCCGCATTCGGTGGTGATGAATACCTGAAAGACCTTCTTGTAGCCGGCGATGCCTGGCAGGGTGGACCGATCAGGGCAATCAGCATTCTTGATGTCAAGGCACTGCTTGAGGTATTCGATCTCTGCCTTTGCGTATTCCAGCTCGTCTTCCATTTTCATTTCTTCACCTTCAGCAATAAGTTCAGTTGGCGCCGGGTTTCGGCTTCGATGTCAGGTCTAGCCTTGAGCTGCGTCTCTGCCCAAACACGACCCTTGTTCCCCTTCAGCCCAAAATAGATCTGGCTGGCATGGGCCTGTGCTTGCCTCCATCTCTCTAGACAGTCCGCCTTCCAGTCCTCGATGCTCTGGCGTTCGGCAGTCGAAAGGGTTGCCAAATTCCCCGGCCCAACATTCGTAACACAGATAGTCATTCTCGCTCTCCATTAGAAGCCTTCCTTCTTCCATTTGGTCCCGCCACTACTCTTGGGCGCAGACTCTTCCTCATCCCATCCTTGGAATACAGCAGGATCAAGCTTGGTAAACCTCGAGTACTTGCCCTGGAATATGCTGAAGAACGTCTCAGGCGAGCATTCTCGAGCGGCACCAATGATAATCTCGGCAATACCCTTGCGATCAGTATCCGGATGATAAACCTCGTCTCGATAGACAAAGATGATCATGTCGGCGTCTTGCTCGAGCGATCCGGAGTCGCGCAGGTCTGACGGTACAGGCCGTTTGTTAGGTCGTTGCTCAAGCGAACGGTTGAGCTGCGACAGGAACAGGACCGGAACATTTAGCTCCTTAGCCATGAGTTTGGCCTGCCTTGAGATTTCCGTAATCTTTGCGACCTGATTGTGTTTGGGATCGTCGCCATTCAACAGGCCAAGGTGGTCAACCATGATCAGGTCTAGCCCATCCTTTCGCTTCTTGCGTCGTGCGTCGGCGCGGATCTGCTGCATCGTGTAGCTAGAGCGATAGGAAGCGTCGAAGTGCGCGTCTTTCATCTTGGACACGGCGGCCATGAGTTGCGCCGAGTGATCCGACAATGCCGAGCCGTCCTTCATTGCATCAAGCGGGATAGTAGCCTCGGCAGCCAGTACCTTATCCATCACCTGCTTCTCGGTCATCTCGAGGTGATACATCATCACCCGCTTACCTTGACGGATAGCCGCATGCTGGCAGATGCCTAGCGCAAAGGTCGTCTTGCCCATCTTCGGACGGCCAGCAACAAGGTAGAGCCCGCCAGATTGAAGCCCGCCAGTGTGATTATCGAAGTCCTCGTGTCCTGTAGCGATGCCAGTGACGGCATTATCACCAGCAAGCCGAACCTCTAGCACGTCCATGTGCTTCACGAGCGAATCAAAGATATTCACGGTGTCGTTCGTGGCTGTCTCGGTATCCAGTCCGAGGATAGCCGTCTGCGATCTCGAGATTTTGTCCTCTGTTTGAATGGTGCTGTGCGCGATCTCGTGAATCTCTCGAGCAGCCTCAATCAAACTACGGTCCATAGACCGCTCACGCACGATCCTAGCGTATTGCTCTGCGTTGGCAGTACTAGGCGTGCCCTTCTGGATTTCGGCAGTGTAGGCGAACGCTGGCTCTCCGCTATCCAGATTCCCGATATGCTCGCCAACCGTCAAAAAGTCTATGTGACGGTTAAGCGAGTTAAGCTCGAGGATGGCCCTGAAGACATCCGCGTTGTCCTGCCAATAGAAATCCTTGGCCGATATATCAGCGCATAGCAGGTCGATCATCTCAGGCGCAATCATCATTGCACCCAAGACGCTCTGTTCGGCCTCTAGGCTAAAAGGATCTCTCATTGTCCTACTCCGTGTAATTATTTTCCGATCTTATGGCTTGAAAGATCCGAGAGCAATCTATTTCTGCTTTCGATTGGATTCGCCCATGAAAAGCAGGCCAATACCTCCGTCTTCGCGCAGACGGTCGTAGCATCGCTCGCCAATAGCGTCAGAAATCTGACTTAGCCCTAGGTTTGAGATGACGATGGTAGGGAACATGCACTCATAGCGCGTGTTGATCAGACTGAATATCGTCGCCATCTCGAACTCAGACTGTTTAGTCGTACCGACCTCGTCAAGAATCAGGAGATTCGGATCGGTCATTTCATCCATGACGTGCTGATCATTTCGTTTTGAGTCATTTCCGTAGGTGGATTTCATCTCGGCAAGCAAGTTGCTGACGGTTGTGTAACGCACAGTAGCGCCAAGCTCTGCAAGCACTTGCTTAGCAATTGCTATGGCGAGGTGCGTCTTCCCTGTGCCAACACTTCCAGACATGATCATGCAGCGACCGTCTGTAAAGTGTTTCTGGAAATCATCCGCGTAGTCCTTGCACGCCTGGAAGTTCCGCGCTCTCGAGTCTGTGTCCTTAGCATAGTTTTCGAAGGTCTTGTCTGCGAACCTCCGAGGAATCATGCAGGCCTCTGTGCGCTCGCGTAGATCGCGCAATTCCTTTGCCGATACCTCTGCATCTAATTTGTCTTTCTCTTCCTTTGCGGTGGCTTCTGCTTCGCACTTGATGCATCCACGATAGGTCTTGCCACCATCGCATGACGCCTGTTCGCTTTCGCCGTGAATGTCGCAGTGGAATTCACGACGGACGAACTGAGCCGCGAATTGTTCGAAGCTGAATGGTTTTTTAGAGGATGACATTTCCGCGCTCATCAAAATTTACTCCTGCTGTGTAATCGGCCTGGGCGAACCCGTTGTGTTTTTGTTGTGCTGCTGGTGACACTTCGTCTTCCCACCGCTTGCCGCGAATCCAGGTGCCTGCCAGCGGTACGTACTTCCCGCTTTCCTTCGTCCAGTCTTGGCTCGAGCATTGAGCGGATAGGGCAGTGATGATGCTGGCGAAGAACTCGTCGTTCAGCTTCACCTTCGACCATGCCTTCTCTGCATCAGCCTTTGACTTCTTCTTCGGGTATAGCTTCCAGAAGATGTCGAAGTAATCCGTCCTAATCACCTCCTTGACCAAAGGCTTTTTATTATCTGTATCTGTATCTGTATCTGTATCTGGTGGCGTTACTGTAACGTTTCCTTCCTGTTTCTTGCGCTCTCGGTAGGCTGCAACCCTTGATGTGCTTGAGTCCGAGATGTATTGCCTCTTGTCCCAAGCGCAAGGCCGTGCATAGTCATCAATCATGCCTTTTGACATCAATTCAGTCTTTGTGACTATCCATTCCTCTGTGCTAATCCTTAGCTGAAACGCTATCTCCGTTTCCTGTAACGTTACATCGTCGTTACTGCAACGCAGGCAAAGAAGCATCACGTACCTTCTCTGGCTGGCCTCAGAAAGCATCTGAACCTTTGGGTCTGTAGCAAATTCGGAGTACATCCGAAACCATGGGTTGGCCATTATTTGCCCTCGAGGTATTCGCTGAGGGCGATCAGAACCTTGTGCGTTGGGTTGCTCTGTACGTTGTCCCTTACCTGCTTGATCGTGTTGTAGTGAAGCCCAGTTGCCTCAGCGACCATCAGAAGGCGTCGGTCTTGCAGTGCGTTGCGGATGTCTTGCAATGTCATCATTTGGCTGATTCCGGTTGTTGGTTTCTGTTTCGGTGTCACAGGATAACATAAAAGATAAATAGTTCTCCGGAAAACTATTAGTCTTTCTTATGCCTGAACCGCCTGTCGCTTATAACGAAAAGTTCTTTGACGTCTAGCCACCTCGGGCTAACCTAAGGACAGGCAGGGGCAAACGCCACTAGCGGCGCCCCCTGTCCTGAGGATTACTGCAAAGGAAGCTACAACTTTACGAGGCAATTATCATGGCTACTCAAAAAAGCAAGCAAGCACTGGTCCTCCAAAACATCGCCGAAGAGGGCGAAAAACTGGACAATGTGGCGGGCGCCTTTATGAAGCTAGTCAAGGAAGAAAAGATCGACTCACTGGAGAAGTTCAACCCCTGGTTGGAAATTGGCTACACAGAGAATGGCTGGTCGAGCCAGGTGGGCCGCCCCGGTTTGGGAGTGACGACATTGGCCCCGGCGCCTAGAGCGGTTAAGCAGTACGCGTCGATGTTTCGGGCGGCATTCAAGTACGAATTGAAGGTGACTGAGTTCGAGAATGTCCGGCAGATGGTGGATGCGGTTGCGGCTAAGCGTAAGGAGCT